GGCAAATGCTAGACATACGTCCCACCGGTGGCCTTCGGGCTGCCACCATAGACATCAATGAGTAACAACCAAAACACAGAGATCGTCTCCAACAAGGATGCCCACCAAGCATCCGCAGCTGGCTCAGTCACGGGGGAGAAAAGCCAGGGCAGCTCACGGACGAACAAAGGTACGTCAAAGAGCAACAAGAACAAGAACAAGGGGCGAGGCCCCAGAAAGGGCAACCAAAAAGCCCAGAGCGCGGGGAACAAGCCTAAGCCAAAGGACGAGACGGAAACGTCTGGAAGCAAACCAAAGCCGGATAAGGAAAAGGGCGAGGAGTCGTCGGTAAAGCCCAAGCCTAATCGCGGCAGCGGGAACAAACCCAAGCAGTGGGAGGTGAACAACCAGAAACGCCACGACGAGGTCGTGGACCTGCTGCAGAAGGTGCTCGAGCGCGACCAAGCGTTAGAGATGGAGGAGGAGGAGTCCTCAGAGGAGGACCTCATGACCATGGAGGAGGAGCAAGAAGCAATCAAGAAAGTGTCGGATTTCACAGAGGGCCTTCAGGAGCAGAAGACCGCCCGCAGTATCTATACAGTGCACTGGACCAAGATGTTTCTGCACGTAGTGCTCATGGCGATAGCTCTGATCCTAGTATTCTATCTGATAGATATTGGGAGGCAGGAGAAGTTGTACAAGAGCTCGCTTCACTACAAGGTCGTGGCCAGGCCAGCGGCGATGGTGTGGGGTTCCACCCCGACTGTCCTAGCTGGTTTGCGATGGCGGTCCTGGCTAGCCTATGCGGGGCTGGCCTGCTACACGGGCTGCTGTATCTTCTTAGTTGGGTTTCCCGTTAACATGCAACACAGAGCACCGCCGAATGTTGAGAAGGAGTTGAAGGACGTGTGTGCGCGCTACGGCGCGGATACCGAACTCGTCACCGACTTAATGCTCAGGTGCTCCCTAGCCGACAAGACGATTGGGACGGCCAAGAATGCGCTCTACGAAGCTCGCAAGTTCGTTTCAGAGCACAGGCAGCATTGGACTCCAGAGCGTAGACTCTCGGAGTGCACCAAGGCCGTTGCCATAGTTATGCACTTCAACATCGTCGAAAGAACACTGGATCGCGACTGGTCGCTTACAGCAAACAACCGAGGGTTATGGTTTGTGAGTGACTGGATACGCGATGGACTGCTTCCTAGCGGTGGGCACATGCCCACCGTCTAGGGGTGTCCGGTGGTCCACCGGGCGCTTTGTACAGGGCCGCGTGTCTCCACAACGCGGCTCAAGAAGAGTGCCCGAATACGTTCCCGCCCGGAGGACCGCCGGGTAGACCACCTCAAGAACTGGACCCACGTCGCTAGAATTCAAGCTTCAGACAAATGCTACGAGCCTTACGCTTACGGACCCTGCGGGCACAACGAGGAACGCTCCGCGATCGAGCGCGTCCTCGCATATAGTGGAAAAATAACACAGAGAGGTCTGGCCATGCTACGCAACATGGCGAAACGCCTTAGGGCGCGGCTACCCCATGTCGCGCCCGACCCCTACTACGAAATGCCGGAACACTACACCGGTGCCAAGCGAGAGCGGTACATACGCGCCACAGACGACGTGGTACAGAACGGCATGTGCAAGCAATATGCCGGCGTGAACGCCTTCGTAAAGTTCGAGAAGGGGAACCCGAAAGCCAAACCCGACGCGGACCCTCGCATGATCCAGTTTCGAGATCCGAGGTACTGCGTTGCTGTGGGGAGATGGCTTAAACCGATTGAGCATCACCTGTATAGCCTTACTGGTGACGGCAAATGGTGGCCGCGTACGCGCTGGGTGGGCAAAGGCCTCAACCAACGCGAACGTGCTATGCTCTTGTTCCGTAAGAGGGCAGCAATCCCGGGTAAAACGGTTACGTTCGGAATAGACGTCAGCAGGTTCGACCGCGGCGTGGACGTAGAGCACTTGGAGATAGAACACTCCATTTACAATAAGATGGCGAGATCCAAATTCTTTGCCGCCTTGCTCAAGTACCAACTATTCAACGTGGTGCGTACCAGTAGGGGTATGCGCTACACACTCCACGGCGGGCGCATGTCAGGGGACATGAACACAGGTCTAGGCAATTGCATCTTGGCTGCAATTATGCTCACGGCCTACGCCTTTCACACCTTAGGCCCCCAGGAAGGGAACTGGGACATTTTGGTCGACGGTGACGACGCATTGCTGATCGTGCACAAGAAGCACGAGGCGACGGTGGACGCGACACTGTTGCCGCAGTACGCGGAGTTCGGTATGAAATGCCGTTTGGAGAACAAAGGAGAGGAGATGGAGGAGATCCTGTGGTGCCAGTGCAAGCCCGTAGAATACGCGCCTGGCCTTTACAAATTCATAGATCACCCCTCCCGAGTGTTTAGCCGAGCGCTTGGGAGCACAAAGTTTAACACGAAGTCCGTGGCATACCGCAAGCGGCTGGTGGCAACGATAGGCAAAGGCCTTATAGCCATAAACCTGGGCATTCCGGTGCTCCAAGCATTCGGAGAGGCGCTCGTCCGCGCAGGCGGAGAGCGGTGCCTCGCCCCGGACCAGGCGCTGACTGGCGGTGTGTACTACAAGGTCAAATACGAGCTGGGCGACAGGGATATCGCAGATGTGACCCCTAGCCCCATCGCGCCGATCGCGCGACAGAGCTTCGAGAAGGCACACGGAATCGCAATAGACGAGCAACATCGACTCGAGGAGTGGTTGGGGCACTGGGAACCACAGCTAGACGGTGACTGGGCTCTCCCGCCGCAATTCGTACCTAAGGACTGGACCCAGTCCATCAGGCACGGACGGGAAGTCTGGACCCCGTAACCGGGATGTCCCGATCCAACAGAAACAACTCCAAAAACAAGGGCCGCACCACCAAGCGGAACTTACAAGAACAGAACACCATAGTAAACCAAACAGTCGATAACATACTGAAGGCTTACGAGTACCAACTGAAACAGAACCACGAAGGCAAGGAGAGCCGGCTGGCCCCCATGAAGCCGCGCGACCACTACCGAGCGCCCTTTAAGCACGAAGGCCGCGAGCACATGAGTGTGCTCCAGCGAGCGATGTGCAGACAAATCTTCGCCCCTGGCGAGGGTTCCCGTCTGCCGTTCGTCGTGCTCCCATCCAAGGGCTCCCTCGAGGGGCAGTGGACGGAGGATAACGTGCTTCCCCCGCGCAAGGGGATTCCATTCTGCGAGACCGTAGAAAACACGATCATAGCCTCCACCGCTGGCAACCTGTGCGGCAACTGGTCCCTGACTAACGTGGGGTACCGCAGCATATCGTCCTTCCTTGCCACCGACGGCGGAGTTTTCGGCGCCACAGTGCCTAATGGCCTGGGAACCGGAATCACTGCCAAACAGTCCAACCCGAAAACACCGTTTTCGGAGCCAGCACACCGCAACCTCAGCGTAGCATGCTTGCTTGGCGCCAGACTCACCATCACGGCCAACTGGACCGCAGTGATGGATAGAGAGGGCGCCCTATGCATGGCTTGGGTGGACAGCCCCATCAACCCACTGACGGGAGCGGTGTACTCTATGGATGACCTCCTGGGCCTGGGGTATCCGTCTTATAGTCTCGAGATGCTCGACGACGGAGACGAGATATCGTGCATTCGGCCCTCCGACGCCTACGGCCTCAACGACCGAGAGGTGGGCGACGCGGTTATCTACTCCGGAAACACCCGCGAAGGTTACATCGTCTTCGTGGGCACCGGCCTTGCAGCCGGATCCAAGTTTACGGTTCGACTGGACACCACGTTCTACGTCTACGGACAGGGTGTCGACCAAACCATCCCCGTCTTCTTCTCCGCGGAGGCAGCTAACTGTGCAGACAGCTGCTACGTTAACGCGGGTCTCAGTGGCTCTGCCACTGGAACCACGAAACAGGCCATCGACCTAGCATCCACAGTTCGAAAGCAGTCCGGCCTGTATGCAACGCTGAACGCCGTGGGAAACACAGCCTACAAGAAGGGGTTGGATCTTCTAAAGACGTACGCAAAGGACCTTGGTCTAGGATTCCTCTTGTGAGCCTCCCAAGCTTACGAGATGGGCCTGGACCTCGGTCCGAAAATGGGGGAGTGTTGGAAGCTCCCAATAATGGGAAATAAGGTAGTAAAGTTTCGGCAGGGTTTGTTGCTACCATCCACAAGAGGTTCCGGGGTGGCCGCACCCACAACTGTTGACGCACGTGAACGTGCCGTTCGCAGCGGCCCCCTCTGACATGAAAGCAAAGAGCGAAGCGACTTAGTGCCCCTACGGCAAAGTGCTCACGCGTACCACCCGGGTAGGCCCCAATGGGGTTCGATCATCCTATATCCGATAAGGACGGGCAGGGCGCGTGGTCCAGCACGGCGACGAATGGGGAGTGTGAAGACTGGACATGGCGGAAACTCCTGTCGTGAATACGGAGCGGAAGTGTTGGAATGGAGGGGGGCTCGACTCGAGCGTTTTACCCGGACGACGCCTCTTTAGCGACGAAGCGGTTTGGTACCCGCGAGAGACGCACGTGGATCCACTGGGGACTCGGTCCCAACACCCCAACGAGGGTGGTAGCATTGCTATTAATCGCCGGTCAAGTACCCTTCGGGGGGGCCGACCGGTGCAACCGTACATAGTAAC